TTGGCCTGATATGGCAGCCTATGGATCGGGGAATTTTGGTGTTGGCCAATACTCTGATCCGAGGGTAGGCTACGGCTACGGCTCTTACGGCAAGGGCAATTACTCCAGAGGCACATTTGAGCCTCAAGTGATCATCACAGACACCAGCACCATGGCGGTGGCTGGTGTTACTGTTTCCAACGCCCAATTTGAGATTTTTGACACATCCACCATGGCGGTGGCTGCCATCAGGTATGTCTCTGCTGCCATAGCAATCACATCCACCAGCACAATGACTGTGCAGGCCAATGAGATATTCGATGGTGCAATGGCCATTACCGGCACAAGCACCATGGCTGTGGCGGCCAATAGGCTGACAACTGCATCAGCCACAATCAGTGACACAAGCACCATGGCCGTGGCTGGGGTGCGTTATGCGGTGGGCGCAGCCGCCATCAGTGACACAAGCACCATGGCGGTGGTTGGCCTCAGATACGCCATTGGCGCGGCCAGCATCACAGACACATCGACTCTGACTGTCTCGACTAGCATTATTGGCAATTCTGGCTTTAATGTTGTGGCCACCAGCACCATGGTGGTAAATGCGCAGCGCAGGCAGCCTGGTGCAATTGCGTTCACAGAAACATCATCCATGGCGGTCAATGCAAGACTAAAATGGGAAGCAGAAAGTGACACGGCAGAATCTTGGGGTGCAATCTCTGATAATTCAGAAACTTGGACACCGATCTCTGACCAGTCAGAAACATGGGATGCAATTAGTGATTCAAGTGAAACTTGGACTCCAATTGCTGATAATAGTGAATCTTGGCAAATTGCCGCATGAGGTGAAAAATGGCTGATACAACCACCACGAATCTATTGCTGACCAAACCCGAAGTCGGTGCATCCACCGACACTTGGGGAACAAAAGTCAATACAGACCTTGACTTGATTGACGCATTATTTGATGCCGGTCCAGTGCTGAAAGTCACAAAGGGTGGCACGGGTGGCGCTACTGCATCAGCAGCCAGGACAGCATTGAGCGCTGCGGCCTCTGGTGCAAACAGCGACATCACTTCATTGACTGGACTGACCACGGCCCTCACAGTGGGGCAAGGCGGCTCTGGTGCAACTACTTTGACCGGCATTGTCAAGGGCAATGGCACAAGCGCATTCACAGCGGTGACTGCACCAAGTGGCACGATTGTGGGAACAACTGACACTCAGACATTGAGTGCCAAGACCCTGACAAATCCGACTGTCACCAATTATGTTGAGACTCCATTCTCTGCTAACAGCTCAACAGCCATCACAATTGATCTGACCAACGGCACAGTACAAATCATTACCCTGACAGGAAATGCCACCATCACAATGCCAACGGCAACAAGTGGAAAGTCTTTCATCATGTTCTTGAAGCAAGATGGAACAGGCTCACGCACAGTTACTTGGTCAACTGTTAAGTGGTCTGGCGGTACAAATCCCACAATTACAGCGACTGCAAGCAGACAAGATATTTATTCATTCTTTGCTGATGGCACAAATTGGTATGGTGTCAATGTTGGTCAGAACTACACACCATAAGGACTGATAAATGTTTGCAGCATCAAAAACAGATTCAGTCTCTGGGGCAGCACCAGATGCTCAGTTCAACTACGTCACTATGCTCTTGCATGGTGATGGGACTAATGGCGCACAGAACAATACATTCTTAGACAGCAGTACAAACGCATTCAGCATTACCCGCAACGGCAATACAACCCAAGGTTCTTTCTCGCCTTATGGGTCTAATTGGTCTAATGCTTTTAATTTGGTTTCTACGCCTGATTATTTAGATATTGCTTCTAATGCCGCATTTGGCATGGGTACTGGTGATTACACAATTGAATCTTGGTTCTATTGCACAGATACAGGCGGCTATCAACCAATTATTGATTGCAGAGCATCAAGCCCAGTAACAGGGCAAATTTTATTTAGAGTTTATGCAACAGGGCAATTCTATTTTTCAATAGAAGGAACAGGAACAGTTTTAACAAGCCCCGCAAACATTGCAACAAATACATGGGTTCATGCTGCGGTTGTTAAAGCATCGGGTGTTTATACGCTATACATCAATGGAACGTCAGTAGCAACTGCATCTAATTCTGTAAGTATCCCAACATCTCCTGTCAGAATTGGTAATGACCAACAAAATGGAAATAACTTTAAAGGTTATTTAAGCAATGTAAGGATTGTTAAAGGTACTGCGGTTTATACAAGTAACTTCACGCCAAGCACTACGCCATTAACTGCGGTATCTGGCACAAGCCTTTTGACTTGTCAATCTAACCGCTTTGTTGACAACAGTAGCAACGCATTTGCCATTACAGCAAACGGAACAATGAGCGTTCAACGCTTCAACCCATTTGGTACTTCTACCGCCTACTCCACAAGCGTGATTGGTGGGTCAGGGTACTTTGATGGTAGTGGGGATTATTTGACTGTCGCAGATAATGCCGCCCTTGATGTTGATGCTGGTTCTTTCACAATGGAGGCATGGGTATATCTTACTGATGCAACTGTTACAAGCCCAATTTTGGCAAAGAATTTTGGTTCTGCTGGTGGGTGGATGTTTTGGGTTCAAAGCACACTTCGCTTGCGTATGTATGACGCTAGTGCTGGTCAAGTTACAGCAACATCTTCTGCATCTTTAATATCAAACTCTTGGAATCATGTAGCGGCAACACGAAGCAGTAATACGCTTACTGTGTATGTCAATGGTGTCTCTAGTGGAACTGCAACATTTACTGGAACATCGACAAATGCCGCTGTTCTTGAAATCGGCGGGTATGGTGCGGCTACTGCTGTTTCAACGGGTTACATTTCTGACGCAAGGCTTGTTAAAGGTTCTGTCGTTTACACAGGAAATTTTACGCCTCCAACCGCACCACTAACAGCAATTACAAACACATCATTGCTGACCAACTTTACCAATGGCGCAATCTTTGACAACGCCATGATGAACGACTTAGAAACTGTGGGTAACGCACAGATTTCTACAAGTGTTAAGAAGTATGGAACGGGGTCTTTATCGTTTGATGGTACAGGGGATTATTTAACTACGCCAAATTCGCCTAATTTAAATTTTGGTTCTGGTGACTTTACGATTGAATTATGGTTGTATTCAACTGTTGGAACATCAAACGAATCAGTAGTAAATAAAGGCTACAACAACGCTGGTAATCTTTCATATCTGCTTTTCCTTGACGCAAATACACTTGGGTTTTTTGCAAGCAGCAATGGAACTTCATTTGATATTGCATCAAATATTTCTATGGGAACTGCAACACAAAACACATGGGTACATTTTGCGGCATCTCGTTCTGGCTCAAGCATTAGATTATTTAGAAATGGTACGCTGATAAATACTGTTACATCTTCTGCCACCATATATACAGGAACAACTAATTTATATATTGGTTCTTCTGATTCTGGCGGTTTGAATTTCAATGGCTACATAGATGACCTACGCATTACCAAAGGCTATGCCCGATACACAGCAACATTCACACCGCCAACTGCGGCTCTCTCAGATACAGGCCCATATTAAGGAACATCATGCAAATTGCAATCTTAACTAGCCCCATTACAGTAGGCGATTATCGTGAACTGTTTAGCAATACATCATTCAACGCTAACGGCCCAAGTGATGAATTCTTAACTGCCAACAATGCCAAGAAGGTCAATGCCTTTAAAGCCCATGACAGTCTGACTCAAAAGTTGGTTTCATGTTCTGCCTATGACGATGGTGCATTTGTTTCTGTCGTTCAAGTGGAAAGCCTAAGTGCTGAAGAAATCCAAGCAGCCAAAGACTCTGCAATGGCTCAATTGAGAGCCACACGCAATGCTTTATTGACTGCTTGTGATTGGACTCAGATTGCTGATTGCACTATTCCTAAAAAGGCTGAGTGGGCAACATATCGTCAGACATTGAGAGACTTTCCATCGACTGTTTCTGATGCAAGAGCGACTGTCACTTGGCCTCACAATCCTGATTGGGTTGAGCCTACTATTTAAGATAAATGATGGACCCGACTCAAGCCCAATTAAACTCCCATGTTGATGTCTGCACACTGCGCTATGAGATGCTGTGTGCCAGGATTAAACGCCTTGAAAACATCATGCTTGGGGTCTCTGGAATCATGCTGACCAGCATGGCCGGCATCATCTTTACGAGCCTAAAGTGAAAGACTGGGCCGTGGCACTCATTGCTGCGGCCTGCATCACGGCCTTTGTGGTCTGGTCCACATTCATTATTATTTGGGCAATGAAATGACAAAAGCACCAGTTAAAAGAGCAGCGGCCAAGGTTGCACCAGTTAAAAGGTCAAGGCCAAAGCCTGCACCAACAAGCCAGGTCAATGTGACTCTGGCCGCGCCAGCTGCTGCACCCAAAGAGGCCAAAAAAGATGACTCAGCTCTAGGCAAGGTCATTGGCCTGATCGAGTGGGTCGATAACCCGTTCAAGCTCTTTACAGTGATCTTGCTGTCGTTTCTGGCCTTTGCCGGATACTTTGCTTGGGACTCAAGGCAAGTGATCTTGCAGGCCATCACAACGCAAGACAAGATGCCCCAGTTGGCCAAGCAAGAGCAATTGATCATGCCGGCCAGAAGTTTAATGAAGGATGTGGATGGCATTGTCTTGCTGATCCACAAAGCCAACTTGGCCACCAATAGTCGCACCACTGTGCTGGCACTCAATGCCGATGGCACAAGAGAAAAGGCCATCGAGGGGACTGTCACAAGCCTTTTCAACGCAAGCGCTGACAGGAATGCTGCCATGGTGGCCATGCTCAACAACGAGGTGCTGTGCGAGGAATTTAACCCTAGCAGCAAGGTCGGTGAGTGGGGCATCAAGCAAGGTGTCAAATTCATGTGCAGAGGCTCAATCCCACCGGACCCTGGCAAGTTTGCCGGCTACATTGCCATTGGGTTTAAAGACAAGCCGGAGGACATTCCGGCCTTAAAGACTCGCATCAACTTAGCAGCCAGTGATATGTCAGAAGATTGAAATGAATGCGCTGGCTCATTCTGTTACTGTTATTGGGGCTTGTTGGGGCCGTGGCAAAGAGTGGGTGTTATGTCAGAGAATTCTATGGAATTGGTTACACAACGCACGACCCGACCCAGCGCCATAAAGAGATGATGGTGTGGCTGGACCAGAATGCACAGCATTGCAAGGCTTCAGATTTTGTGGTGATTTGGAACAACTTATCAGAATGGGCAGGGTCAGCAGATTCAACATGGATTAGAGCCAAAGTAATTCACGGGTACAAGGATGCACTTGAGAGGGAGAAAAAATGACGATTGACACGATCAAATTGTTTCCCACTGTGCAGCCCTCTGGGTATCCAGACAAACATGACCTTGCTCAAGTTAAGCTAGAAAAACAGCATGAAATGAATAAGGCAAATGAATTAGCAAAGCAGAAACAGACAGAGCTGCAAGACTTAGCGTTTGAGATTTACACAAAAAAAGTAGTTCAAGAGCGCTTGCGCATGGAAATATTTCAGAATCGAAAGGTGGATTTTTATGTTTGATATTTTAAGTGGCGGCATATTGGGGTCGATCTTTGGTGGCATCTTTAGGATGGCGCCAGAGGTCTTGAAATGGCTTGATAAGAAAAACGAAAGAGCGCATGAACTCTTGATGTTTTCTCGCCAGTGCGAACTGGAACAACTAAGGGGCCAACAAAAGCTCGCTGAGATTGGCGCTCAACGTGAGGCAGCTGTCGATGTGGGCGTGATGGATGCCTTTAACAATGCCATCACCCAGCAGGCCGAGATGGTCAAAGCTGCCGGTGGATGGGTGGCCAGTCTGTCGGCATCAGTGCGGCCCCTGGTCACATACTGGGTGCTGTTTGTGTGGAGCTTCATCCATGTCTGGTTTGCATGGAATGCTTGGCTTGCTGGCGCTCCAGCGGTGGAAGTGTTCAAGACCATGATGACACCAGACTTTTCTGCATTGCTGTCTGGGACAATCAATTATTGGTTTCTTGATCGCACATTGGCCAAGAGGGGTCTATGAACTTAGAGCTGGCTGCTGCCCTTTGCCGCCAGTTTGAGGGCTATCGGGCCAAGCCTTACCTTTGCCCAGCCGGTGTGGCAACAATAGGCTACGGCTCGACTTACTACGCTGACAAGCGCAAGGTGACATTGGAGGACCCACCAATGGATGAGCCAACGGCCAGAGCCTTGTTGATGATAGAGCTTGAGCATACTTACTTGCCTGGTGCGTTAAGGAACTGCCCCATCCTTGCCACAGACGAAAAGAAGTGCAACGCCATCGTGGACTTCTGCTACAACCTCGGCACTGGCCGGCTTCAGACTTCTACCTTGAAACGAAAAATCAATGCAGGGGACTGGGAAGGCGCCAAAGAGCAGCTCATGCTGTGGACCAAGGGTGGTGGAAAGGTTTTGCCTGGTTTACTAAAGCGCAGAAAAGCTGAGTGCGCTTTGCTTGATTGAGGCATAAAATTACCCCATGGCCAGCCAAACACAACAACTTGAGAATCCAGCACCACCAACCCTTGGTTATCCGACCGAGGTGTATGAGCGCAGGCATTTCAATGAGAACAATGGCTCGCTGACCATTTACTTTAAGAAGCTGGCCAGTGTGCTGGGGTCTTTGTTTGGACCAAGGGGCGGTCGGTTTATGAATGCACCCCACGGGGCTTTTCAAAGCACTGTGGACCAAACGGCAGCAGCGGCCAACACGGCCTATGCCATGACACTGAATACTGTCGATTACGCCAATGGCGTGACTATCGCAAGCAATTCAAGGATCACAGTGGCTGACGCTGGCATTTGGAATTTGCAGTGGTCTGGCCAGTTTGAAAACCCAGACTCTCAGGACCATGATGTCAGGGTCTGGCTCAAAATCAATGGGGCTGTGGTGACTGGATCAACTGGATTCTTTGCAGTGCCAAGCAAACACGGCTCAGTCAATGGCCATGCATTAGTCGGCTGGAATTACTTTTTGAGCTTAAATGCAACCAATTATGTGGAACTTTGGTGGGAGACTGACAGCAGTCAGGTGAGTATTCAATCCTATGCTGCATCAGGAAATTACCCCTCAACGGCATCACTTATTGCGACAATGACATTTGTCTCAAACATTACCTAAATACTGCCATGTACATACCTTTAAAGCTACCCCCAGGTGTTTTCCGAAATGGTACTGAATACCAGGCAGCAGGCCGCTGGTATGACGCAAACCTAGTGCGCTGGTATGAGGGGACACTACGCCCCATCAATGGATGGCGTACCAGGTCAAGCTCACAGATGTCTGGCTCATGCCGAGGCATCATCACTTGGCGCGATAACAGTGGAAACCGATACATTGGCGCTGGAACGCATACCAAGCTCTATGCCATGAATGAGGCTGGGACACTCAAAGACATTACGCCAACGGGCTTCACCAGTGGCTACGCAAGCTCCACAACCCTCACCGGCTATGGATACAGCACCTATGGCACGTTTGCCTATGGCGTGGCACGGCCAGACACCGGCACACCCATCCCTGCCACCACTTGGTCACTCGATACATGGGGCGAGTATTTGATTGCTTGCTCTAGCACTGATGGCAAGCTCTATGAATGGCAATTGGGGTTTGCTACACCCACATTGGCCGCAGCCATTACCAATGCACCAGTTAACAACAAGGCGGTTTTAGTCACCCAAGAGCGCATTATCTTTGCCCTTGGCGCTGGTGGAAACCCACGCAAGGTGCAGTGGTGCGACCAAGAGAACAATACCCTTTGGACACCAGCAGGCGACAACCTTGCAGGCGACTATGACTTGGCCAGCCCTGGCACATTGATCGCTGGCAAGCGGGTCAAAGGTGTAAACCTACTGTTTACAGATGTGGATGTCCACACGGCCCAGTATGTTGGCGCCCCATTTGTCTATGGCTTTGAGAAGGCTGGAAGTGGCTGCGGTCTCATTTCAGCCCAAGCGGTGGCGGCCATTGATACGGCAGCCATTTGGATGTCACGCGCAGGCTTTTGGATATATGACGGCTATGTCAAGCCACTGCCAAGTGATGTGTCAGATTACATCTTTGACAACATCAACTACGCGCAGGCCAGCAAAATCTATGCGGTCCATGTCAGCAAGTTTGGCGAGATTTGGTGGTATTACCCAAGCGCATCGAGTAATGAAAACGACTCTTATGTCACTTTCAACTACCGCGAAAACCACTGGAACATTGGCACATTGGCCAGAACTGCTGGGGTTGATGCCGGTGTGTTTACCTATCCCTTGATGGTTTCAACCACTGGCTACATCTATGAGCATGAAGTCGGTTTTAACTATGACAGTGCCAGCCTCTACGCTGAAAGTGGCCCAGTCCAGCTTGGCAATGGCGACAACATCATGTCGGTGCGTCAGGTCATTCCCGATGAGCAGACTTTGGGTGAGGCCGTGGTTTCATTTAAAACCCGCAATTACCCGACTGGCACTCAATCGTCATTTGGACCATACACGGCAGCCAACCCAACTTCTGTCAGGTTTTCTGGGCGCCAAGTCAATATGAGGGTCACTGGCAACACCTTGGCCGACTGGCGTGTCGGGGTGATGAGGCTTGATGCTGTGCCAGCTGGTAAGCGATGAGCGACCAAGAACATTTGGACAGGCTGCGCCATCATGTGGAGGCTGCCTTAGAATACAGTGGAGGCACACATAATTTTGACGATGTCGCTGAGATGGTCGAGGATCACAGATTACAGCTGTGGCCAGCCAAGGACTCGGTGGTGTTGACAGAGATCATTGTCTATCCCAGGCTAAAGAATTTGCATTATTTTCTGGCTGGTGGCGACCTAGATGAACTCTCACGGATGCGACCATTGATCGAATCCTGGGGCAAGTCTGTTGGCTGCACCAGGGTGACTTTGGCAGGCCGAAGAGGCTGGTCAGAGACATTTTTGAAAGACGAAGGGTACAAACCAAAATGGGCTGTACTTGCAAAGGAACTTTAGGGGATAAATATGGCTACAAAGACCGAACAATTGCTTGCATATTTGCAAACACCAGGCTTGTCAGATGCGGCAATTGCCAATGAAATAAACCGCATTGGAATTTCAGCACAAGAGGTTTCTGCCTTGACGGGTGTGCCAGCGGCCACTGTACAGCAGCGCATTACAGCTGCAACGCCAGTGACAACGGCCACAAAGCCAACCTTTGCAACGCAAGCAGAGACTGGTCTTTATGACTATCTGCAAACACCTAATTTAACTGATGCACAAATTGCTGCTGAAGTGAATCGTCTGGGTCTCAATGCGCAGCAAATTTCAAGCATGACGGGTGTGCCAGTGGGCCAAGTGCAGTCAAGGCTTTCCCCATATTTGCCAAAGACTGTGGTTGATAACACTAAAGTTAATACAACTACAAACACAACAAATACAACAGCCACAAACAATTACGACTTATTTGCCAACTGGCTTAAAACAACACCCAATTTGACTGACACGCAAATTGCTGCCGAGATGAATCGTCTTGGCATCACAACGGGCCAAGTGGGTCAGATCACTGGAATGCCTGGCACAGACATTGAGAATCGTTTTCGGGCGACCACACCATTTGCTGGTGCAACCCAAGGCTTTGCCCAGAACTTCAACAACTATCAATCCATTCCAATTGGCTCTCAGTACAACCCATTTGCAGTGGGTGGCACTGGCTCACCCTATGCCCAGATCATGGGCCAGATGAGACCAGTCGGCAATCCTTATCAAAATGTTGTCGGCAACTTGCCAATGGGTGGCTATAACCCTGGTCTGTATGACCAGATCGCTGCGGCTAATGCAGCCAAGGCTGCGGCTGCGGCTGCTGGGAATACTGCCGTGGACCTTTCTGGTGGTGGCACTGGTGATGGCAGTGATGGTGGGGATAGTGGCGGTGATGGTGGTGGCAATGATAGCGGCGCTGCTAGTGGCGACTGCGTAGACCCAGATGTGCATATCTTGCTTGCTGATCGCAGCACTGTACGCGCTGGCGACCTCAAGGTCGGTGATATGTTGCACACGCTACATGATGAGACCTTTGTTTATGGCGACTTTCCAGTCGAGTATGTCAATGTTCTTCAGCGCCCCAAAGTTGAGGCGCTGTTTGACGATGGCCAAAAAATCATTATTTCCATTACGCACAAATTTTTAACTGCTGACAATAAGTGGGAAAAGATAAGCGACATTGAAATTGGCACATCAATTCGTGGTTTTGAAGATGTGACAAAGAAGCTGGTCAGCATCACTGATGTTGGAACTGGACCAGTCATTGAGATGGTGGTTACAGATGCACACACCTACATTTCTGAAGGTCTTGTCTCTCATAATAAATTCTATGGCGGCTTAATTACTCAGGTTTCTGGTCGTGACCCTGCTGGACCAGATGAGGGTCAAGTTGACATGATGCGCGGTGAATACGTCATCAAGAAGTCCTCAGTCGATAAATACGGCAAGGGACTCTTGGACATGATCAATGAAGGCAAAGTGCCTGCCAAGAAAATGAAATCTTTACTCGGATAAGGTGGCGATATGTCAA